GAAAGATATGAGATCACGAGGTGTGCCTTCCCCGAACATCGCAGACGCGCTCGCTTGCACTTTTGCTTACCCACATTTCGTTCCTAAACAGGGGCATATTCCTAAGTCTGATGTAACCATCGCTCCCCTCTACGACCCTTATTCCCGTGAAAGGATTTACGGCAATGCAAACACCTAAAGTACCCAAGGTTGAAAAACCCAAAACCCCGATTGACCCGCAAGAGGACGACGAGTCCAAACCACTCCGTGAGCGTTCCCGGAATCGTGGTCGGTCCTCCGCAGTAAGCGCTGGTAAAATTTCAACCCGCGCAAATACGCGCAAGTCAAGTCTCCTCGGAGGTTCCTAATGCCTTACATATCTGCCGATGAGTTCAAAAACCATCGCAACTACGTGGCGGCTCTTGATAAAGATCGGCAGGTATGGCATGGTGCTTGGCAAGACCTTAGCAATAACTTCCTCCCTCAGCGCTATCGTTGGCTTATGTCCTCGACCGCGTACAGCCAGAACCGGGCCAGCCGCCAGTACATCATAAACAACACTGGGACAATTGCAGCCCGAACCCTCACAGCCGGGATGATTAACGGGATCACTTCTCCCTCTCGCCCGTGGTTTAAACTCCGTGTCCCCGGCTTGAAGTCTTCCGAGCACCCTGACCTAGCTGTCTGGCTTGAACAGACTGAGGTAATCCTACTCGAGGTCATGGCCGCATCGAACTTCTACAATTCAATGGCAGTGGTCTACCTCGACATGGGGGTTTTCGGGACCGCCGCGAACCTCATTTACGAAGACTTCGACAACGTAATCCGGTGTTACAATCCTCCCCTTGGCGAGTACTATCTTGGGACAAATTCCAAAGGGCTCGTCAACATCTTCGCCCGTAAACTTAACTACAAAATCTACCAGTACATCGAGCGATGGCCTGATAAAAAATACTGGTCGGATCGAGTCAAACAGGCCGTTGAAAAAGGTGGCGGAGCCCTCAACGACGACATAGAAATCCATCACTTCATCGCGCCGAACTCGAAGAGACTTGTCTCCAATCGTTTCAAATACTACGAAATGTACTGGGAAGGCAAGCGGCAGACCGTCGAGGGCGGACAGCAACCCGTTCTCGAACTTCGCGGATACAACGAACTCCCCGGCATCTTTGCCAGGTGGGAAGTAAGCGGGACTGACGCATACGGTGTCTCCCCTGCAATGGACGCCCTTGGTGACTCCATCGAACTCCAACACCTTCACCGGAACAAAGCGGAACTGCTGGAAAAAATGCACATGCCGCCGTTGTTGGTTGATATAGCGCTCCAGAATAATCCGGTCGCATTAATGCCTCGGGGTCAGACGTTCGTGGCTAACCTCAACAACACTTCCGGGGCACGCCCGATTAACACGGTTAACCCGGATTTCGGAACCCTCGTTCAGGACAAACAAAGCATCGAGGAACGGATCAAGACCACCTTCTACAACTACCTCTTCACAGGCATCTCCGACCTCCCAACCGTTCGTAGCGCGGAAGAGATCAGGTCTCGTGAAAGTGAGAAACTTATCCTACTCGGTGGCGTGCTTGAACGCTTTGAAACCGAGGGCCTTGACCCCGCTATGAAACGCATCTTCTCCATCTGTGATCGGGCTGGGCTTATCCCACCTCTTCCAGAAGGCTACGAGGATATGTCCATTGACGTACAATACGTCTCCATCCTCAGCGTGGCACAGAAAGCTGTTGGCACAGCGCCTACAGAACGGATGCTCGGGCTTACCGGAAATCTTGCGGGTATCTACCCTGACGCGATGGACATAACCGACATTGATCGTATGCTTATCAACTACGCTCGCGATATTGGTATTCGGGAAAGCGAACTCCGCACGACCGAGCAGGTAGCCGAGATACGCAAAGCACGGCAAGAAGCGCAGCAAGCCTCAGAGCAAATGCAGCAGGCACCGGGAATGGCTCAGGCAGCAAAGACCCTTAGCGAGACTGACGTGGGTGGGGGCGGTGATGCACTCAATGCACTTATGGGGGGTTGATAAGTTAGGTATGGTTGTGGAAATAAAGACCAGAACCATACCAGAGTCCTCTTGCCAACAATGCGGAACAATACTAACATGACTATATTCTCAGACAACGTAGCCGAAGAGCGCAAAGCACAAAAGAAGAAAACCGGGCTAAACAAATACCGCGAAGGTCTCCGAAAACAAGCCATAGGAGACCTTTACAAAACCGAGGCGGGCCGAACCTTTCTATGGTCCCTACTCGAAAAGACTGCCGCCTACGGGCAGACTCCCTTTCAGGGGGAGAACACCCATCTAACCTCGTTCAACTGTGGCCAACAGGCAGTTGGACAAAGCCTAATGGCTGAAATGATAGAAGTATCGCCGGTACTTTTTACCGAAATGATGAAGGAAATGACCCTTGAACGATCCAACCCAAACCCCAACCTCAACATCGACACCGCTCCAGAGTTCGACTTCGGGCGAGAACCCACAGCCGGGGTCAGAAGTGACTCAGTTAAACCTGAACCCGTCGGAGACGAGCCAGCCTTCTACTCCTGAGGGGAAAGTTAACGCGGAAGAAGCTACCCCTGCTGAAGCCCTGTCCTTCGATGACTTCGACCTGCCAGTTGATTTCGACAAGGACAACCCCTTTGCCGGGAAACTTCTCGAGGCCGTTAACACTGACGACCCGAAAGTGATGCAACAGAACATGCTTAACCTCGCGCAGGACTTTGTCACACAAGCGCAGCAAGACTTCATTGCCATGAACGATGCTTGGCAAGATGAGCTTACGAAAGATTCTCAATACGGCGGGCCGGAACTGGAAGCCAACCTCGGTGCAGTTTCAAAACGCATTTCAGAATTTGCCTCCCTTCACGGCGGCGAAGCGGTCGAAACACAATTGCGTGAGCAATTCGACCTTACGGGAGCGGGTAATGCCCCGCTGATCGTTAAATTTATGATCTGGCAAGCTAAAGAACTAGGCGAGGGAACTCCCTTAAGCGGGACACCTGCGGGTTCTAACGAAACATCCAGAGCACAATCAATGTTTGGCACATGAACAAGGAGTAAACTTTCATGGCTGTTTCTGCAACAACCCATCCCACCCTCGTGGACTTGGTAAAGCGATCTACCCCGGAAGGGAAGATTGCCTCTGTCGCGGAAATCCTTAACGAGACAAACGAAATCCTCGACCATATGGTCTGGGTGGAAGGAAACCTGCCTACTGGTAACGTTTCCACAACTCGTGTAGGACTTCCCGCGCCAACTTGGCGTAAAATGTATGGTGGCGTTCAGCCCACCAAATCACTCACCGCGCAGATCACTGACTCTTGCGGTATGCTCGAAGCATACGCCGAAGTCGATAAAGCACTCGCTGATCTGAACGGCAACACAAATGAGTTCCGTCTCACTGAGGACACGGCACACATCGAAGGTATGAGTCAGGAAATGGCGGAAACGCTTTTCTACGGCAATGAAGCATCTGAGCCTGAAGCTTTTACCGGCCTTGGCCCGCGCTTTAACGCTCTGACTGGTGCAGGTAACTCGGACAACGTGATCGCCGGTGGCGGATCAGGTACCGACAACGCCTCCATCTGGTTGTCTGTCTGGGGCCCCTCGACTGGCTTCGGTATCATTCCCAAAGGCTCCAATGGTGGTCTGCAAATGCAGGACAAAGGGCAAGTTACCCTTGAAAACGCTGATGGTTCTAATGGGCGTATGGAGGCTTACCGGACCCACTATCGCTGGGACGCAGGTCTCTGTATTCGTGATTGGCGCTATTTCGTCCGTATTTGTAACATTGACAAATCCGCCCTCACCGTGGACGCAGCTACCGGGGCTAACCTCCCTGACCTAATGTTCCAGGCTTTGGAGCGTATTCCAAACCTGTCCATAGGTCGAGCCGCTTTCTATATGAACCGGACGGTCCTCACCAAACTTCGCCAGCAGCATACAAACGGTGTTGCTAACTCAACCTTGACAATGGATAACCTCGGCGGCACAATGGTCACCGCGTTCCATGGAGTGCCTATCAGCCGTACTGATGCACTGGCAAGCGACGAAGCGTTGGTATCTTAACCAACTAACCTGATCGAAGGAGTATTACTATGATCATGGACGAACTCACAGAGTTTGCTGACGCAACGGCCCTAAGTACCGCTGGTACTGGGTTGGCTGTCGTAGGAACCTCGATTGACTTGGGTATCACTGATGCTGATCCGGCCATTGCCGAGCAGCTTTGGTTGGTGCTTCAAATCACCACAACAGTTACCTCGGGGGGATCGGCTACCGTTTCCTTCCAGGTATGTTCGGACGCGCAAGCTGTCTTGACGGCTAACGCATCTGAAACCATGCACATTGCAACAGCCGCTTTCCCCAAGGCGACTCTTGTAGCCGGGTTTGAGATTCTCATCCCTCTCCCCTCTGGGATGGGTGTGAATTATGAACGTTACCTCGGTCTTCAACAGAACGTTGGAACAGCTGCACTCACAGCCGGGGCGGTTAACGCCTTCCTGACACGTGATCCTCGCCGCTGGAAAGCGTTCGCTGAGGGTAATAACTAAGTAAGCGGGGGCCGTAACTGGTCCCCCCTTTCCCTCAAGGAGACACCCAATGAAACTCGTATCGCTACGAAAAACTGTCACGGAAAAGAAAGACGATGTGGAAGTCGGTAATATCGACCATCTCGAAGATTTTCCGTGGGGCACTCGTATTCATCTTTCCGATGATGAGGTGCGTAAACTTTCCGGGGCAGCCGATTGCAACACGGGCGATCGTGTTATGATAGCTGCTGTCGGGAAAATTGTATCAACAAGCTCCGATGAAGTTGGTGGGACGGCTAAGATTAGCATGACTATCCAGCTCCAAGACATGGCTCTCGAGAAAGCAGAGCCGGAAGACAACCGGGCAGCAAACATGTATGGTGGTATCTGATGAAAGTTATATTCAAGAAACCTTATTTCCGAGGCAATCGTTACCGGAAAGGTGTCGTCCATGATGTGCCGGATGAGTGGAAAGATACACTCCCCTCAGGTGCAAAAATCCAAGCCGAGCCTAAGGTGGTCGATGAAGTCGATGAAGTCGATGAAAAATCACCTTCCCCGGAACCGACACCAAAAGGAAAAGCTCCAACCGCCGTCAAACTCTAAAGGGAGTCTCCCGTGGCCCAGTCTCAATTAGCCCTCTACAACCTAGCAATCTCACTTTGCGGCGGTGATTATACTATTGCTGCTGTGTCTGAGGCATCTGTCCCCGCTGAAATGTGCGAGCTTTGGTACGAACCAACTCGACAACTTGTCATGCGGGCAGCCCATTGGAACTCTTGTGAAAGAATAGCCCGGTTGGTTGAGGATACTGAACGAGATTCAGGAGCTGCTTGGGTTCCGGGAGACCCTTCGCCGGGGTTCGCTTTCAGCTACACTCTACCCTCCGATATGCTTGCGGCGAGATACCTTGCTACGTTTTCCCGGTTTAAGATTTCTTATGACGATACCGGGAAAACACTCGTCTGCGATATCGGCGGTTCCGCGACAACTGACGCTCCGCTACTCATCTACACTACTGACAACGACACCGTGACTGAGTGGGAGGCCGACCTCTACCTCGCTATGGCCTACGGGCTTGCCGGGAATGTAGCGATAGGGCTTACCGGAAAACGCTCCAAATCCGCTGACTTGTTCCAACTTGCCAATAGCTACCTCACAAACGCTCGGGCGAATAACGCAAATGAACAACACGAGCTACGTACCCAGAAAGCGGCCTCCCTGCAACTCCGGGGCTATTCCCAGTCCAATATAAACTCCTACGTCTACCCCTTTGGTAATCTCTTCGCACCCCCCGGAGCACCAACGACATGACTTCTGATTTTATCCAGCACTCTATCATCGCGGGCGAGCTTGCCCCGAATATGCTCGGTCGGACTGATTTTCAAAAATACGACATGGCTATGGCTATGTTGAAAAACTGGCTGGTTGACTATCGCGGGGGTATGTTTACTCGGCCCGGACAAGAGTTCGGTGATGTGATTGAATGGACTGAGGGGGAAGATGTTAAGTTCATCCCATTTCAGTACTCCCCGGATACTGAAAATACCTACCTGCTCATCCTCACCAATGATAAAATCCGTTTCGCTCAGGATAACGCATATGTGCTTGAGGGGGATATCGCAGTAGCATCCCTCGCAAATGACGTAGGAGATCGGGTAGAGTTTACCACAACCGGCTCCCACGGTTACGCTAACGGGGATTGGATAAAGCTCAGCGGGTTCGCCACAAATACATTTTTTAATAACCAGACTTTCGAGGTGGCTAATAAAACAGCGACAACCTTTACACTCTTGTCTGTCATTGACGGAGCGGCTATCGACGTGGCTAGTGTCACGACCGAGGCTGGGGTGGTTAACGCAATCTACACCATCGCCTCGCCTTATGGTCAGGAAGACCTTGCTAATCTCAGCTACCTTCAAATTCGGGACGAACTCCGTCTAACCCACCTTGACTACGGGGCAAGAAATCTCATCCGAACCTCCGCTACTTCATGGGCGTTTTCTGCGGTGGACTTCTCTTTACCCATTGGACCTGTTACAGGTTTGTCACTAGACTCCAAGTCAAATGATGACAACTATGGGTGTGTTTATCAAGTGACCGGGGTTAATGAAGACGGGGAAGAGGGTTTACCTGATATCGTCCTTATTATAAATTCAGCGGCGATTGAGTCTGTAGCGAGCCGATGGATTAAAATTGATTGGTCCCAACTGGCCGGGGCTGTTTCTTATAACGTGTATAGAAGTAATGAGATTAATGCCAACAGTGATATTAACCCCTCGATGCCAGTCGGGTTTATCGCAAATGTAGCTGGCCGGTCTTTGATAGACCAAGGGATTACGCCGGATTTTTCGCGTAAGCCTCCGGTAGAATATAATCCTTTTGCGAATGGACGGATTAGATACGTTACTGTAGTTGCCGGAGGCACAGGCGCGAGTTACTCCAGCACAATAATTTGGCCCGGTGGCGGTTCTGGTGCTTACGGATGGCTCATGACAGAGAATCCTACTTCCGCTATCATCCACGGGGTCAACGTTCTCTCGGGTGGGAAAGATTATACTAACGTTACTGTCTCGGTTCCTGCGGCTGCGAGTGAAAATCTTGACGCGGTACTTAGCCCGGCTACCGGAAACAACCCAGCTTGTGTTTGTATCTTTGAGCAACGAGTTGTTTACGGCGCCACAGACAATTTCCCTATGCGGCTGTTCGGTTCTCGTATCGGGCTCTTTAATAACTTCGGTTACAGCCCTACTGGGGCGGATGACGAGTCGTATGAGTTCGATCTGGACTCCGAGACTGTCGCGAATATTCGACACCTTCGCCCCGTACAGGGTGGGATTTTGGTAATGAACCAGATCGGGGTTTGGTTAGTCTATGGTGGGGGCAACGCCAGTCTAAGCGGTAACAACGCGAAAGCCGATCTTCAAACTCGGGTAGGTGCTTACACGACCGATCCTCAGTATGTTGATGGCAACCTTGCCTACGTCTCCCATGACGGACAAGAAATCCGACTTGCTGTTTACTCCGACGAGGCACAGTCCTATCTCAGCCAGAACCTGAGCCTGATCTCCAACCACCTCTTCACCCCGGCTAACCCGATTAAAAGTATCGCCTACGCAGCCGTCCCGTCGAAGATCATTTACTCTGTCCAAGAAAACGGGGCTATGCTGGCATCAACCGTAGATGGCCGGAATGATGTTTTCGGAACCTCCCCTCAAGCCACGAAGGGATACTACCGGGAGTGTTTGACAATAAGCGAAGAACGG